GTTAAATTAGAAGACGAACTTGATCGTTTGATGGCTGAATTTGAAGAAGAATTTGGACCAATGGGCAACGACAGCGGCATGGACGGAATGGACGACATGGGTGATACACCTGACATGTCTGACCAAGAAGTTGATGATGACGAATTAGAAACCGAAGGCATGATGGAAGCTGTGACTCTTAAAGCAGCCCCAAAGCCAGTGACCAGTGAGCCAGCTGGTACAAACACACGTAGTATCAACGACAGCAACTCTGGTTCAAAAGGTCCAATTGGTGGTGCAGTTAAGCCTGTACACATGACTGGTACTGAAGCACAAGGTCGTCCAGCACCAGGTACTAAAGAACTAATTGGTAAAGTTGGTAACAGCCCAGCTGGTACCACACAAGGTCCAAAGCCTGCTACTAAGCCACACTTGGCCCAAGCTTCTGGTGTTAACACCAAGAGCCCAAACCTTGGCCGTAAGGGCTAATCTGCAATGAAACGTTATCTACAGGAACATCTGAATTATTCACAAGCCAAGATGCAAGTCTTGGCTGAAGATGCCCCTGACGGTAGTGGTAAGAACCTGTACATGGTAGGTATTTGCATTGAGGGCGGAGTCCGCAATGCAAATGACCGCGTATATCCTGTGCATGAAATTTCCAAAGCAGTACAAACAATTAACGAACAATTATCTGATGGTAACAGTGTTCTGGGCGAAGTAGATCATCCAGAAGACTTAAAGATCAACTTGGACCGTGTTTGCCACAGTGTAGAAAAAATGTGGATGGACGGCCCTGCAGGTTATGGTAAGTTAAGAATATTGCCTACTCCGATGGGCAACCTGATCAAAACTATGTTAGATTCAGGAGTTAGACTAGGCGTCAGTAGTCGCGGCAGCGGCAACGTGAATGACGCAAACGGACATGTCAGTGGCTTTGAAAGAGTCCCTGTAGATGTTGTTGCTCAACCCAGCGCACCCCACGCATATCCCAAAGCAATTTATGAAGGTCTTCAGAACATGAAGTACGGTCATAAAGTGATGGAAATTGCCAAGGACGTTGGTATAGACAACAAAGTACAGAGATATTTGACTGGGGAAGTAAAACGCCTCATTCGAGATCTCAAAATTTAAGGAGTAAAGCATGCTAGATGCTATTAAACCATTGATAGATAGCGGCCTTATTAACGAGGATGTCAGTCAGGAACTCAACGAAGCTTGGGAATCCAAATTGACAGAAGCTCGTGAACAGGTTCGAGCAGAACTTCGCGAGGAGTTTGCTCAACGCTACGAACACGATAAAACAGTGATGGTAGAAGCCTTAGATAAAATGGTAACAGAAGGTCTGGCCGCAGAAGTTCAACAAGTACAAGCTGAAAAGCGTGCTCTTGCTGAAGATCGCGTCCGGTTCCAAGCAAAAATGACTGAGTCAGCAGGCAAGTTCAACAACTTCCTGATCACAAAGTTAGCTGAAGAACTAGGCGAGTTGCGCTCAGATCGTAAAATGCACACTGAAGGAATGCAAAAGCTAGAATCCTTTGTTGTACATTCATTGGCTCGTGAAATCACAGAATTTGCAGCAGACAAACGTGACTTGGCTGAAACCAAAGTCAAGTTGGTTCGCGAAGCACGTGGTAAGCTCGAAGCTTTGCAGTCACGTTTCATCAAAGAATCAGCTGCCAAGCTAGGTCAATCTGTTAGCCGTCATCTCAAGACTGAACTGAACCAATTGCACGAAGACATTAAAGTTGCTCGAGAGAACAATTTTGGTCGTCGTATTTTCGAAGCATATGCAGCTGAATTTGGAGCCACTCACCTGAATGAGAAAGCCGAAGTTCGCAAGTTGCAAGATGCAATTGAACATAAAGAAATGCAATTGGCCGAAGCCATCAAACTCACTCGTCAAGCCAGAACCTTGATCGAGTCCAAAGAACGTGAAATACGTATGATCAAAGAAAACCGTGAGCGTAACACGCTGATGGCAGACTTGCTTGCTCCTCTTAACCAAGAAAAGCAAGAGACCATGCGTAATTTACTCGAAAGTGTGCAAACAGCTCGTCTGAAGAACGCTTTTGAAAAGTATCTACCAGCTGTACTAGCTGAAGGCCGTCCAGCAAAAGCCCGTCAGGTGATTGCTGAAAGTGTTTCAGAAGTAACTGGTGATAAAACTGCCCGTAGCCCTGAAACAGATCGCAGCAATGTGATTGACATCAAGCGCCTGGCAGGGCTCTAAACATTAATTAAGGAGACTTAAATGTCACAACAACTATTAGAATCCCGCTGGGACGAAACCAAAGAGGCACTTCTTGAAGGCCTAAAAGGTAACCGTAAGACCAGCATGAGTGTTATTCTTGAAAACACTCGCAGATACTTGAAGGAAAACGCAACTTCTGGTTCCACAGGCAGTGGTAACATCGCCACATTGAACCGTGTGATTTTGCCCGTTATCCGACGTGTAATGCCAACCGTTATTGCTAACGAGTTGGTTGGTGTTCAGCCTATGACTGGTCCAGTTGGTCAAATCCACACTCTACGTGTGCGTTATGCCAACACAATGACCGATACTAGTGCTGCAGGAACAAGCACAGTAGCAGGTGAAGAAGCTCTAAGCCCATTCAAAATTGCTCAAGCTTACTCTAGTGCCACTACTGTGAGTGCTGGTGTTGTTAACGCAAGCCAAACAAACTACACTGGTGCTAACACAAGCGTGCTTGAAGGTTCCGGCGGTCGTCAGATCTCTGTGCAAATCTTGAAGCAAGCTGTTGAAGCCAAGACTCGCAAGTTGCAAGCACGTTGGACATTTGAAGCTGCTCAAGACGCACAAGCCATGCATGGTATTGACGTTGAAGCTGAAATCATGGCTGCTCTTGCACAAGAGATCACAGCTGAAATTGACCAAGAGATTCTCTTGAGCCTACGTAGCCTTGCTGCTACTGAGTTCACATACAACCAAGCTACTGTTTCAGGTACTGCTACATTCGTTGGTGACGAACACGCTGCTTTGGCTGTGTTGATCAACCGTGTTGCTAACTTGATCGCTCAACGCACACGTCGTGGCGCAGGTAACTATGCTGTTGTTTCTAGTGCTAGCTTGACAGTGTTGCAAAGTGCAACTACTAGTGCGTTTGCTCGTACAACAGAAGGCACATTCGAAGCTCCTACAAACACCAAGTTTGTGGGCACACTAAACGGCGCAATGCGTGTGTTTGTTGACAGCTATGCTGCTGACACAACACCTGTATTGGTTGGTTACAAAGGTAGTTCAGAAGCTGACGCTCCTGCTTTCTATTGCCCATACATTCCGTTGATGAGTTCTGGTGTTGTTCTTGATCCAACAACATTCGAACCAGTCGTGAGCTTCATGACTCGTTACGGGTACATAGAGCTCACCAACACTGCATCTTCTTTCGGTAATGCCGGAGATTATGTAGGGGAGATAGCCGTTTCTAATTTGTCATTCTCCTAATCAGAGATTGTTCAACAAGAACTCAAAAAAGCACCTTCGGGTGCTTTTTTGTTGACTTTTTCTTCTAAAAATGTTATACTAATTTAGTGAAATTGCTATGACAAACTAAATAACAATATGAAACCTTACACCTATCTAATCAAACATCGTCCTACTGGCAAAGTCTATTATGGATTTCGTTCTGCAAACAAAGTAGAACCACATGAAGATCTTTGGAAACACTACTTTACAAGCAGTCCGGGTGTTCAAAAACTGATAGAAGAAACTGGAGTAGATAGTTTTGATGTAGAAGTAAGAAAAACTTTTAATACCAAGGAACAAGCAGTTGCTTGGGAAACCCGAGTGTTAACCCGTTGTAAAGTGTTGCACAACGATCGGTGGCTTAACCAAAATGTAGCAGGCTATATTATTCCTACAGAAGAATCAAATAAGAAGATTAGTGACTATCACAAAGATAAACCCAAGAGTATAGAACATAAAGAAAAAATTAGACTAAGCAACCTTGGAAAAAACAAAGGAAAGATTGCAACAGTAGAACACCGTCAAAAAAACTCAATGGCACACAAGGGTGAAAAAAATGGTATGTACGGCAAAGGATGTACACCTGAACGAGCGGCCAAGATAGGAGCAGCCAACAAAGGAAAAGTTCCTATCAACAAAGGTGTACCAATGAGTGAAGAACAAAAGGCATTGATCCGTGCTACCAAAGCTGCTAACCCGGTTAAGATGAGTGCAGAATCAATAGCAAGACGGTCTGAAAAGATTAGAGGACAAACAAGACCCAAACTCTACTGTGAACACTGCAAACGAGACATTGCTCAGGGATGGTTCCACCGCCACGGTCTCAAATGTCAATCTCTACTAAATAACTGACAACAACCCCGGGATGGGAAGTTTCAATCAAGCACCCCCGGGTGCTTTTTTGTTGTGCTATTACTTTTGATATTTTTGAGTAAATACATCAACAAGGGAACATAGTCATGGCCGACAATAATTTAACAGCACCAGATCCGTACCAGTCTACTGGTACCACACCTGGTGTTTCTGCCACAGCAGCCGCAGCAGTGGATAATCCGTATTCGTCAACACCACTGCCACAACAAAATATTCCAATTCAAACATATGTAAACTCAAGTTCTGATCCATCTATTCCTGCAAGTGCAGCACCAGACCTGTACTCTCAAGACTTTGCACAAATTCCTGCAGTATACAGCCAGGCCAATGTGTACCTGACACAGGTACAAGAAAATATCACCCAACGCACCACAGTTGTGCAAGGTGGTGATTATGGAAATGCCAACGTCAGTGCATTTTTGACCACCAACACAGGCAACATCGCTGCTGGGTACTTCTTTGGTGATGGCAGTGAACTCACAGGCATCAGTGCTCTGGGCAACTTTATTGTTAATGGATCCAGCAGTGTTGACGTGATTGCGCCGGGCGGCAATGTGATTGTTAGTGCAGATGGTGCTGCATGGTCCTTTGGCGGAGACGGAAATCTAACATTACCAGGTAACACATCCGCTATCAACTATGCCAACGGTAACCGAATAACCGGCAATGTAACATTCAGAAACGAGATAGTGATAGGCACGGGCACAAGCAATCTCATCAGTGGATTGTATCTTGCACCCAGCAGTTCCAGCGCA